AACTGCAACAACTGGAACGACTGCAACAACTGGAACAACTGGAACGACTGGAACGACTGGAAATTTATAGTAATAACTACAATGAAGTAGTAATTCCAAAAGACGCTATAATATATTGTGACCCTCCTTATCAAGGAACAGCAGAATACAAAGAAGGTAGTTTTAATCATGTGAAGTTTTGGGATTGGGTTAGGCAAATATCAAAGACTAATAAAATTTATATTTCAGAATATAATGCTCCAGATGATTTTGAAGTATTACTTTCATTTAGTCAAAAAAGCACATTACAAGGGGGTGTTCAGAAACATAATAATCAACCAGATGAAAAATTATTTATACCTTCAGGACAAGAATCGAAATAATTAGAAAATAATTAGAAAAAATGGCAAATAAGAAAAACTTAATACCAGCACAATTAGGTGAGATTAGAAATCCCAACGGAAGACCGAAAGGATCAAAGAATCGAAGTACAATAGCGAGGCATTGGTTAGAGGTAAATCAGAATTTAAAGAATCCTTTGACTGGCGACAATGAAAATATGTCCCAAGAGGATTTAATGACCTTAGCGCTTATAAAAAAGGCACGTGAGGGAGACGTACAAGCATATCGTGCATTAATGGATAGCGGTTACGGTGCGCCAGTTCAACAAATAGAACAAACTAATACTGAAATAGATTTATCCAGTCTCAGTACAGATGAAATAAAAGACCTTTTAAAAGACAATGAATGAACATAAACAACAAGCAAAGGAGTTATTAAAACGTGAATTATCAAAACGTGAATTTTGGTTTTTCTGTTTGTTTTATGACAATGAATTTTTTGCTAAGCGTTTATTTTTAAAAGAGATCGCCGAAGCATTCCAAGAGGTTGAGGAAAACAAAATTAAATCATTAAATGTTTCAATGCCTCCACGTGCTGGGAAGTCTTATATAACGTCTTTATTTTGTGCTTGGACATTAGGTCGTAATCCAGATGAATCAATCATGCGCAACACTTGTACTGCAACCCTATATTTAAAATTCAGTTACGATGTAAGAAATATACTAAGATCCGATAAATTCAAATTAATTTTTCCTTCAGTAACTTTGTCAGACGATAAGGCAAATTTGCAAGGTTGGAATACAAACCAATCGAAACAAGTCGGTTACTTTGGCGCTGGAGTAGGTGGAACTATTATAGGATTTGGAGCGACAAAATTAGCAATAACAGATGATCTTTATCGAGGTGTTGAGGACGCACTTAGCGAAACCCAAAACGATCGTATTATTCAATGGAAGGAAGCAACCCACGATAGTAGACTTGAAAGGGAATGCAGTAAAATTGATATAGGAACTCGATGGTCGATTAATGATGTAATAGGTCAGAATATAGAAAAAAACCGATATGATAAAAGTATAGTTGTGCCAGCATTAAACAAAGAAGAAGAAACCTTTTGTTCAGATGTAATGACAACCGCCCAATATTTAGATATTAAAGATCGAATCAATCCAGATATATGGTCCGCTGAGTATATGCAAAACCCAGTAGATAGCGAAGGACGTTTATTCTCTAATCTTAATATTATTTATTTAAACGAATTTAACGCACTTAAAAGCCAAATTGAAGGTACTATTGCCTATATTGATGTAAGTGATCAGGGAAAGGATTATACTGCTATGGCAATTTGTGCAATAATAAAAAACAAAGTCTTTATTGTAGATTATTTATTCAGTCAAGAAAATACAGATATTACCATTCCTTTGTGTGCTGAAAAATTGGATAAATGGAAAGTGAGTTATTGCAGAATAGAGTCCAATTCAATGGGTGCGATGTTCGGACGTAACATTCAACACTTGACTAAGGCAAAGATCCTACAAGTACATAATACACAAAATAAAATCACGAGAATTATTATGCAAAGTGCAACTATAAATAATTCGTTTATCTTTGTGGACGATGAAACATTCCATTACAAACAATTTATTGAGAATGTAAAAATGTTTTCAAAGGAAGGAAAAAACAAACACGATGACGCTCCAGATTGCTTGGCTGGTTTATGTATGTTTATAAAGGCAATGTTTACACAGTTGACAATATGAAACTATTATTTATTTTAATTATATTATCTGGGTGTGCAAAACATAATACAATGCGATGCGATGCTTATAACGGTAGTGGATCAACAATTAAGTACAAAAAATGGTATCACTCGTATAAAAGGAATAATTATTTCAGACGTTAAATATTTAACAAGGCTCTTTTTTCGTCCTCAGTTAAAACAACTCCAGATAAAATAATTTTATTCAATGCCTCAGCACGTGAATTTAATGCTTGGCTACTTTCTAACATATCTTTTTGAAGAACTGGAATGTGATCGAAATGTGCTTTTAATCGTAACCCTTCTTTATCCAATCCAAGTTGTTCAGTCAGGTTGTCATAAATTTTATCCGATTCAGGAATGATCGTGTCCGTATAAGCCATTCGTATTCCGTCTCGTACATTTGAAAACGTTGATCCGTTTTCATTACTAAAAACATAGTAGTTCAATCCGAAGGCATCGATAACCGCCAATTTATCAGCAGTCAATTCCTCGAATAACATTAAGTCCTTAGTAGGGTACGACATTGGATTCCATTGAAGTTCTGTTTCTGTAATCAAAACTTCGTCTTTGGATCTATTGTACCAATCACGTTGGATCTTTTTCTTTTCTTCTGGAGTAACTGGCAAAGCACCGCCGATGTCCGACTTCTTTGCTGATAAGATACCAATAGCACCCATGTTTTCCAAAAGTACATTACGTTTATTATATTGGGCGCGTATGTTTGAAAGAGGAAATTTTAAACTATCAATTATCGAAACGGGATTTAATAAGTTCATTCCGTCCGTAGTTTGAAGCATAATAACCTCCTCAAATTTTAACTTTTGAGGCGCGTCCTCCGAGTAATTATAAACGTATGAATCGATTAAACCGCCAGAATCCATCTGTTTTAAAGTCCTTCCGCTTGTGTTAATTTGCATTTTGTGCGACGCTAAAGGCAATAAAAGATTAACTATTCCGAATGATCGCTTAGGAGCGTAAAGGAAAGAAGTCGAATAAAGGGCGTCGTTTACAGCCATTGAATATATAACTTCGTCCCAGCATTGAGTCGGGTTGGGATTCTTTATTAAGTCAAGCACCCAATGATCCAAAACCTCCTCGCCTTTATCGTTATATAACAAAGGAATTCCAGAACTAATCATTTTGGCTTTTCGATTTACAACTGTTCTTAATTCTGGGATTTCTATGTAATGTTGAAAAGCTTTCGAAGTATCAATCCAAACCGCTTTCTTTTTTCCGAAATATTCGTTTATATATCTATTGCCAGAATGTACATTTGGCGAAAATTGATCGATGTATCTTTTTGAAGTATTTTCGTATCGACCAAAAAAAGCGTCCCAAAAGTTTAGATTCATAATAAAAAAATTTATATTTGTAAAACAAATTTAAAAAAATTATGGATAATAAAAACAATTCGTCCTATAAAATAAAAAACCAAAGTTTAGGTATTAAAGATATTAATCTGGAAACCAGAGAGGTAGCCATGTATTTAAGCCACTTCGGTAACATAGATTCCGACAAAGATTTATTATTAAAAGGTTGTTTTAAAAAATCTTTGATCGAAAAAGGTGTTAATTCTGTATCAAATAGAAAAATCGCGTTCCTTCGTTATCACAATTGGGAAATGTCAATTGGTAAATTTACGACATTAGAGGAGGACGATTTCGGACTTTTTGCCGTTGCAAAATTAGGAAATTCGACACTCGGAAACGATGCTTTTTTGGATTACCAAGACGAAATAATTCGCGAACACTCGATCGGTTTTAAATATATCGCGGACAAAACAAAATTTATTGAGGATTCTGGCATTGAAGGAGGAGGATATTTTCAAATTGCTGAGGTTGCACTTTGGGAGGGATCGGCTGTTCTTTGGGGAGCAAATGAATTAACGCCCGTTATTCAAGTGAGTAAAGGCGAAAATAAAAACGACATAGTAAACGAAATCACAGCGGAACTTGGCGTCGTTATGAAATCTATATTAAACGGAAAAGGGACGGACGAAAGACTTTATTCGCTTGAAATGAAACACAAATTTTTAACCTCTCAATTACAAGAACTCGCACTAATTAATATAGAAGGAAAAAAAGAAATTGAAATAATCAAAATAGAAAACGAAATAATTATTCCAGAAGTAAAAGCATTCAACTGGAATGAAGTAATAACAAAAATAAACTAAAATAAGATGGCAAAGAAACCAGCATTAAATGTAGAGGAACAAAATGGAACTCCTATAAGAGGACAAAAAACTTGGTTTGTGAACCATAGTATCGAGATGCGAAAAATAATAGACGAGCGCAAAAAAGCCGAACAACAAAAAAAGATAAAACTTGCACAATATAAAGAAAGAGAATGCCCAAGGTTAAACTTTAGACAATTTTATGATTTTGAATTTAATGAAAATGTCCCACAAAAATATTCAAAAGAGAAAAAAAGAAGAATTACTGGAGAATTAGCAATGCACTATATTAAATCGAATTATGGGATTCTATGTTAATAGTACGGACTTTGTTGGCAAGTTTGAAATACATCAAGGAATGTACGATACTGCTAATATTGACGCTTATATACAAAAATATGAACTGAGATACCTCGTTGAAATGTTAGGTGTTGACTTGTTTAATGCTTATTATTTAGATGCGAACGCTCAGCTGGATCACATTCCATTAGATCCTTTATTCTCGTTTATATACGAACCTTTCCATTGGCAAAACGGAATGCAATACTGGACTATTTTATATTCGTATGGAATTAAAGAAATGTTAATCGGATTCATTTATTTTGAATATATGAAGGACTTTATCACTGCAAACACTTTGGCCGGAACGGTAACACAAAAAAGTGAAAATTCTGAGGGTGCAATTACAACTATTTATGGGAAGTACAACGATGCAGTT